ACTGCAAAAGATATATTTGTATCGCCTTCTTGTATCTGCTTAATAGCTGAATCCAGATTGAAATTTAAAAGGTCGTCAGGAGCAAATGTCTTTTTCGACATAAGAAACTCACCAACGACCATATCAATTGCAATATTCATAAGACCATCAGGGATAGCGGAGATATTGCAATCGTTCTTTATAGTATTTTCAACCTTCTGCATAGCAAAGCTGATAGCAATATCATCACCATCTTTTACTGCATACCCCATGGACTGCAATCTCTCTTTTATCCTTTCAAGCATATTACCCTCTTGAAATAATTCTTGCTATCGGAATAGCCTTATGAGGGATTGTCTTATTATCGCTCTGAACAAGTGACCAGTTCAGGCCGTTCTCAAGTTCTGCATTAGTAGGACTGTTTGTAGCTTGATTTGCCTTAAGATATGAGATACCTGCAACGCTCACGGCATTTCTCTTTCTTGAAATAAGAGTATCCTCACCGCCGTTAGTCTTCGCATCTCTTACCATCTCGTAAGGAACCTTTGCACCCACATCTTCAAAGCCTATTGCGCCCTCTCCGAGCACATATGTTGTGTAGACGGATACATCTCCTCCTGTAGCTCCTACATTCTTTACCTCTACAGGCATAGAATCATCTACAAGTACAAGTCTTCCGTTCCAAGTACCCATACTTAGATCTCTTTCCACACCCTCACTGTCTGTATACTTGAGATATGCTAAAAGCTTAAGATTCTCCAGGTTCGTAGATACACTGGAGTGGCAAATTACCAGGCTAAACTTCTGCTTATTATCTCCGCAAGCCTTCTGAATAGCGCTGTTAAGAGTTGTAACGCCCATTATCATGCTCTCGTCAGTCTTTTTATTCTCTGTGGACGCCGAAATGTCCAGAGTATGCTCGTCTACAAAAGCCTTGTTAGCGGTCTTTATAGCGCCTGTACCTGTAGCGCTCATACCGAATACGCCCTTTAAAATAGACAGTAGGACCTCCTGATCTACCTCATTCCAGTAATCCATAATCTGTGCCCTAACATTGGCCATAAAGTCAACACCACCGGTCACATCATAGCTGAAGTCGGCCTCCGTCCATCCCATCATTCTTCCATATGCGAACACACCCTGCTCATAAGTTGCCGTTCTTTCAGGGTTTAGGTTTGTCTGTCCGTCATAGTTCTGCGCCTTGCCTCCCAATCTGCCAAAATAAGGCAGAATAGCATAAACACTACCTGTCTGAGACTGATTCTTAAAAGCTTCTGCAAGTCTCGGATCGGATACCACCGCCATAGACTCTTTTAACTTATTAAGCTTTACATTTGGAATTGCGGACATATACGCGCCAAATGCTCTGTCATTAAAACTCTTTGCATCAAATTTTGCCATTATTGTTTACCTCTACTTTCTTAGTTCCCTGTATCGGGATTGTTTTCAATATAGTTAGCCAACTCATCATAGGACATTTTTGACATATCAACCTTTCCTGCACCGATTTCCTTCTTTGCTACTCCGGGCTGAAATCCTTTGAAGCTTGGCTTTGCCGCAGCGGCTTCCTCGAACAAATAGTTGTCAGACTTTTTTAATGCAGTTATCTGCTCTTCAAGTCCTTTTATACTGCCGTCATCCTGAAGCTCTGCCTTGTCAAGATCCTTGATAAGTGCCTTGACTGCTGTTAAATTCTTTGCCTTAGAACTGATTAGCGCAGACTCCAAAGCACTATCTATTTTCATCTGCCTGATCTCTGCTGCATGAGCTTCATCTTTTGCCTTATTCTCTGCCTGCAGTGAAGCAATCTGCTCTTTCATTGCTTCAACATCACCTGTTGAGTTCTTTAGGGTTTCAAACTGCTTGTCCCTATCGGCAATATCAGTCTTAAGCTTGTTCTTTTCATCTACAAGCTCCTTAAATCGCTCATACGGCACATAATTCTTAAGCTCTTCAGCGCTCGCCTTCTCGCATTTACCTGCTAACTCTTCATCCATTCCAAGTGCTATAAAATCTTCTCTTTTCATGTTCTTTAATTCCTTTCATACATTTTTTAACGTGGTTCAATCCACTTCTTTTCTTTGTTCTTTATCGTCTGCAAAGCTAAAAGACGGCAATAAAAAAGCACCCTATTAAGGTGCTTTAAAACTTATTTCTATTAAGGCCTGCTTATACCGCAAATGTTCCTTCCTTAAACTCTTCAAGTATCTTTATCTCTCCAAGCTCTCTTAGCCTATCTTCTACCTTTTGAGAGCTCTCTTTCAACTTAATGCATCCTAGGCTCTCAGAGATAAGTGTTCTTATCTCATCTTCATTTTTTCTATCTTTTATCCAATCATTTGGAATATATATCATCATAGTACCCCTATTTTCTGCATTGCACATGCCAAGATATTAGTGTATATTAGTTGCTCATTACCCGAAAGTGACCAAAAGTCTTTTCCCATCGCTGATTTTAGCTCTGCTTTCATCTGCTGCCTATACTGACTATATCTAGCAAAATTTTCTAAGAACATATCAAACAGATCTTCTTCATTTTGAACTATATATGAACTATATTGTGAATAATAGTCTATTGGTAATATAACTTTACTCATATCCGAATGAAGCTGTAACCACTTTGCCCCGATTCCATTCTGCCTATCAGTAAATGCTATCTTTCCGAAATCCTGAATAGTATTACAAGATGAGTACTTTGTAAGTCTCTTCAACCTAGGCAAATTCTCAACAAGCTCTTGTGCATAAGACGGCGATAACTTAGCTGAAATCCCATACTTATCTATTAAGTAATGCGCTGATGACTCTGTAAATGTTTCCTCCAGGTTTCTCCATTTTTCAATTATATTTCCGGATGAATCCAGACCGTCCCACTCAAGTCCATTTGCAGATAAATGGAATGACTCATGGAAGGCTGTTTTAATCCTATATTTCATAGAACGCACATCATTTGAGTTAAGCACATACTCGTCAAAATATACATTACTTTGAGTAGTCTTGCTCCCCAACTGACAATATCCATTATCTTTTATAGGCTTTATGTTTACAGGAATATTACTTCTGTCTATGCCTAGATTATCTATCAGTTTCTCAGCAAACTGTTTAATATCATTGTCTGATTTAATTTGAGAAACATTAGACAGTCCGGTCATCACTTTGTCATTTATTTTAGCACTTTGCGGTACATCATTCAATAGTTGGGCTTCAATCTGTTTCGTCGACTCAATCTTATCATTGTTATTTACAAACTGTTTCTCCCACTCCTTATAAGTCGTATTGCCTTCAACAAAATAGTTCTTACCCTTATCATTCCTCGCAACTCGTTCTCTATCAATTCCCAGCTCTTCCCAGTCGTCGAAATACGGTGCTGTGGTGGTTCTACAATACGGGTGAAAAGGCGGGGCCGTAACTCCTGCCTGATAGTCCTTCATATCAAATACTTTGCCGTCAAGGCTTCTACATATCTCAGAGGTCTTGCTGTCCAATGTAGCCACAATCTCATATTTTTCAACATCAAGATTATTAAGCATATCTTTTTGAGCCACAGAACCAAAATAGGCGGACTCTGTCATTATAAGCCTGCCTGCCGCATTGCTTGATGCCCCCATCTTAGACTTTATCTCTTTTATAGCCTTAGCCGGGTCCGCTCCGGTAATTATATTTCTTGTTAAAGAGCTGTGAAGTTCACCTATCAACTTTTCTTTGTTAGTCCATATCCTCTTAGAAAAATTATAGCCGTCAACCGCCCAAGGCTTATTGATTATATTACTAAGTGTATTTTCATCAAGCCTGTCTACTGCAAACCCTACTCCAAAACCTTTCTGAAACTCAAAAGCCGTCCTATAGTACCTCTGTGAATATGCTTTTCTCATTGCGCTGTCCACGATATCTAATTGATTGCCGTACAGCGCCTCAATACTTTGCTGTGTCTGAAGCTTTAATGCCTCCAGCCTTGATACGTGAAACCTTGCCGATGCATTCTCAAGTTCTTTTGCCCACTGACCGCTAATAGCATTTTCTTTGCCGTGCTTTATATACTCTTCTACCGACCACTTAAGTTCTTTCATCTCTCCTGTGGTTAATAGCTTTCTCGCCTCTGCCATGGATATTTGATTGTTAGTTGCAAATCTTTGATACCAGGTATTTATTTTATCTTCAAGCTCTGTTTGAGCCTTTTGGTATATTTCCTCAACATCCCTGTAGGCCTCCATAGCATCTTTATTTGTAACACTTTCAAGCTGACCGAATCTGTTTATCCAGTAGTCTGAGTTCTTCACATATCATCACCATCCCCCAAGTTGGTATCATTAAAAGCACCATATTGCTCTTTTACCTGCTCTTCTTTTTGCCTCTTTATACGCTCAAGTTCCTTCTGAACATCATCTACCCAAGGATGCTGCTCTATGATAGTCTCATCCGACAAAATGCCTACAGACTTAACACAACTATCTATCGCCTCGGTCTCATTTATCAAGATATCTCTGTTAAATGTGATAGTAGCCTCTTCATCTTCAAAGTCACCTAATCCCATATTGGATAAGTGTGCCTTCACAAACCACAGCAAATCTTCAAATGCCGCCTGCAACTCCGTCTCCATATCGTTTGCATCTAAGTCAATATCACTGTACATGCTCTGAATATTCATCTGATTAGGATTACCGGACATTCTATCATCTTTGGCATCGTACCCCATGCCGTTTTCTATCAAGGCTTTCTTAAATATCTCTATAATAGCTTTGTAGTTGTCGACATTTACCTTGACTTCAAGGGTATCAACTCCACCTTTTTCGCTATCATTGCTTCTGACCTTAACAGCTCCGTACAATGCAAGCTTCTGCCTAAATTCTCCTAAATCTTGTCCGTCATAGTTCTTAATGACAAGGATAGTATTTCTTGCGTCTTCTTGCATATTATTTTCAAAATCTGAGAGCATTATATTGATACCGTCTTGGAGGGATTTAACTCGCTTTAGTAATGGTGTGCCGTCATGATATTTCATCGGCACTAAAGGTATCCTACCCCAATTATAGTTTTCATTTTCAGTATTTACATAAGCACTATATGGAATAATGTCATCGCCTCTTATGGCTTCACCGTTTAATATAAATCTGTACACACCATCCGGAGCATATACCTCAACTCTTTCCACTTCAGTCTTAGTTCCATTGTATGTGTATTCATCTGTTTTGTATAATCGTACAGCCAACCTTACTTTGGTCTTTTCATCATCTTCCCAAAAAGGCAAAATTTCATATCCCGGAAAAACCTTAAAGCTTAGCTGTCCACTACCGTCATAGTGTGGATAAATCCATGCTATGCCTGTGTTTAACATATATTTTCCTGCCGTCTTTATATTTCTCATAAACTTTTTGTTAAACACCTGTTTTAAGCATTCAAGATAGTCTTTATTGTCTGAGCTTACTACAAACGGCTGTCCAAGTAGGTAATTAGCTTTTTGATTAACAAGCTTCGCATACTGGTTATCTATGATTCTGTTATTCGGTAGATTGCTAACCTCCTGCAGATCTCCGCCTTCACCTATCACCGTCCTTTTTCTCCTCAATATGTCTTGGACTCCTTCATAGTACATTGCACCTTTTAGCTGCATTACCCTATCAGGTGAAGACCTCCATATCAGCGTCTCATTCTTTAGAATACTTATCCCCGATATGCCTGCTATACTCTTTTTATTAAAAAATTGACTGATTGCCAAAATTATTCTTTTTATAAAATCCACATCTTCACTCCTTAATCAAAACTGTATACAGAACCCATCGAGATATCCTCAAGAGCGTATCTCATTGCATCCATTAAGTGGTTAAAATCATCAATGGGCTTATTTATCATATTGCCTGTCTTGCTGTCTTTTGCCCATGTGTAATTGGATATCTCTGTAATGAAATTTACACACCTTGGATGAATTATTATGTGGTAGTCCTGTATAAAGTCGATACCGTGAACTATGCTGTCAGGTCCCTTCCTTGCGGCAGTTATATGCGATAAGCCTAAAGTATAAAGCCTGTCAATACTCTTTTTCTCCGCACTGTCGGCTCTTATACGCTCTTTGGCGTATCCCATTTTTATAACTTCATCCGCTATCGCCTCATTGTTCATGCCCTTCTTGTACATCTCATCAAATACCCATATCGTCTTACTCTTAGTATCTACAAGACCACAGAACAAGGCGCTTGGGTCGTTTGTATACCCAAAATCGAGTCCAAACGCCGATTGAATTGTTGATATCTTTTTTACCTCGTTTATATCAAATGCTTTTTCTTCCCAGCTTTCGTATACAAGTCCGTCAACTATGCCCCACTCTCCAAGGCCTGCAACCTGATAACGTCTAGGATTGTTCTTTTTCATTGACTCAAATACCTTCAGATCGGCTTTATCAAGCCACTCATTACAAAGATAATTTGTAGTCATTGCAAGAACTTCATCATCCGAAATGTCAAAGAACCTTTTCTTTATCCAGTGATGTTCATTCCAAGGATTAAGTGTTATTGTTATCTGCTTAAACAGCTTTACATCATCAGGAATAGCACCTCTTATTGACTCATCAAGCATATTGAAGTCGTTTTCATTTGATATCTCATATGCCTCCTCCAACCACATCCAACAAAGGTATCCTTGTTCTACCGTGATTGATGTAATCTTAAGTGGATCATCTAAGCCCCTGAAATATATCTTTTGTCCAGTCGGTATGTAAGTCATCTCAAGCGGTGATTCTTTCACTTCCCAGTGGTTTTCAACCTTCAGTCTCCTTATCGCCCACTTCAGCTCTGTAAAGCAACTGTCTTTTAATGTTCTGAATACCTTGCGGACCACAAGCAAATTAGCCTGTGGATACTTCATAATTGCCCATATATACCATAGAGCCGTTGTCTTAGATTTCTTACTCGCTCTACTGCCTTTACAGACTCTGTATCTGCCTTTGTAACGCCAATATGTGCCGTATCCTTTACCGACTACCTCAGGTAAATGAATCTTAATGACATCAGTCTTCAAGATCATCACCTCCTGAGATGATTACCGACACATTGGCAGTAACATCTAACTTATCTTTAAACAGCCCCATACGCTTGCCTAAGAGCTCCGCAGCTTTCAATCGCTCTTTCTCGTCAGGAAGCTTCTGCATAGGCTTTGCCCTGCTTACGCCCTCTCCTTGCCCCTCTATGACAACTATTTCTGAGTTACTTTCTCCTCTCATTACAGATGTAAGGTATTCAAGCACTTCTTGTTGATTCGCAACTTTTTTGTCAGATAACTCTTTTAATTTTTCGTCAATATAGTTTTTTACACTAGGATTTTCTAGGATTTTGCATCCATCTGATTTTGCGTAATTCTCACTATACCCGGCTTTTATCAACGAGTTATATATGTTCCCACTGATGATATATTCATCAGCAAATCTCTGTTGTTTTAAAGTTAGTTTGATATATCATCAGCTCCTTTCTGTGATTTTGAATACAAAAAAGACAGCCCTATTAAGCTGTCTCTCAAGAAGAAAATGTTAGTAGCTGTATCCTTTAGTTTTTGGGGCAGGGAAACATCAATAAAAGCCTGCCCCGATATCATACATAAAGGAGGTCATATGAAAAAGTATACTTGCTTTAAACTTTTCACGTATACAGTATAACACTGTCAATAAGTGAATTAATATGACTTGTTTTAAAAAGAGACAAGTTTTTTCTTGCCTCTTTGCTTTTCTTAACCCTCAACTATTCTATCTGTAACGCTCTTTATTATATCCGCTATCTTCTGCTTTTTAACTTCTATGTAATCTACAGCTTTCTGAAAGCTTTCTCTTGCTTCTTCTGAGTTATCATTCTTCAATGCTTCCTCTGCTTTTCTTGCCTTTCCTTCCGCTCTCTTTAAGCAAACATAAGCAAATTGTATATCGTCATCGTCCACCATGATGTGCGGAAAGTTTTTATCGTTGCATACCCAAGCTGCAATATTTCCGTTTGCATCAACTGCACTCTTCGGGATGTACTCCGTTTTAATCTTATCCGGATTTGATGCGCTCTTAAAGCTAATCTTATAAGCTTTTTCGCTGTAGTCCTGTAAATACTTTCTGTAGTCTATAAATGCTGTAGCCTCTGTTGTGTAATCCTCTTTTCTTAATACTTCCATTTTCGTTTCCCCTTTCATGTTGGAGGTTTTTGTTTACCTCTCTTAACTGTCTTTATTATAGCACGCAATGCGTATAATGTCAACGGTTTTTGAAAGAATTTTTATTTGTTTTCAAGTTCTTTTTCAAGCTCTATAATTCTGCACATCATATCAATTATATAGCTCCTGATTTCTCTTTTACCATATTCCCAATCTTGTATGGTCCTAAGCGGTATTTTAAATCTTTCCGCAAATTTCGTTTGGGATAGCCCTGTTTCTTTTCTCAGTTCTTTTAATCTTTCTTTATCGTCCACTTTCGCCTCTTTCATCTGCAAGCCACCTTTCGGTGACTTGCGTTTTTTAGTGTTAATTTATCTCCCTTCTTCTAACTTTGCCTTTATTCTTTTGAGTTCTTCAACTAGACTTTCTTCTACATCAACGCACCCATACGCTTCCGCTGCCCATGAGTCTGCGTAAGCATCTGAAAGCCACTTCATGTAATCCACCTGATCTGCAGTCGGCTCTTGCGTAAAGTAATAGTAATTTGTAATCTCTGCATCTACTCCCGGATAATACATTTCTCTTACTATCCAGTAGCCATCTTCAACTATGAGATTTCTTACATTCATTGTACCGAACTGATTTTCTTTGCTGCATTTCTCTTCAATCTCTTTTATCCAAGCGCTTGGAGCAAACTTTTCACAATTGAGCATTTTCTTAATCTCAGCTGTTAACTCCTTGATTTCCTTTCTTAACTCCTCTTTTGATACTTCCTTCTTCATTTCTTTCTCCTTTACTAAGTGTTTAAGTTTTCTTGTTCCTTATGTTTATAAGGATACCACGCATTGCGTGTAATGTCAACACTTTTTTAAAACTTTTTTGAAAAAAATAAAAAAGTTGCCGACATGATATCAACAACTTTTTTTCCAATGTGGTTATATTCTTTTTACAATAAACTAAAAAACTCTACATTCCAATCTGGATATATTCAAATGCGACTGGTTGTCAACTATTAGTTGACCATCGTACAACAAACTCGAAAACTTTACATTCCAATTTGGTGTTATTCGCTTTCTTAAAAGATAACTCTTTTTTATATCAAAGTCAAGCGCAATATCTTTCGCCGTGTAGCCTGTCAAATTCCTTTAAAGCCTTTCTGTGAAGTACTGAAACCCACCTTGGTCCGTAATTCATTTTCTCTGATATCTCCCCGATTTTCAGTCCATTTATGTATCTCATAATTAGTAGACTTCTATACCTCATGTCCTCTATCGCATCTATCTCTTTGCTTATCTTTGCTTGTAGCTCCGCATACACTTTCATCTGCTCGCTAATGTCTTTTTTTAAATCTATCATTCGTATAATAATAACAGCATTTTTGTCATTGTCGTGACTTGCCTCAACTTTGCACTCACTCAAAGTACTGCTCACTTTTTTTGACATTGTGTCAAGTCTTTCGCACTCCAATCGCTTTGCTTCAATAAGCCTTTCAAGATTTAGAAGTTGACTTAAATACTCTTTTGCCGTCACTCACTCACCTCCTCCCAGTACCATTCCAACCAGTTCGCTGCCTCTTCCCATGCCAACTTGTCAATTTCTTCTTCTGTAGCATCATCTTCAACTTCAAGCTCAAACTCAACTTCACTTCCGACTACATCCGTCATTAATACACCCTTAATTTTTCTCACTCTTCATCTCCTTCTCAAGTGCTATAACTATATCCTTTGCTTTCTTTTCTCCTATGCCTTTTACAGTAAGTAACACTTTCTCAACGTTTGAAAAATCTATGCCCTTCACAGAACTTTTACCATCTTCAAATCCACTTTTGTATACACTTTGAATGAATTTATCCATTTGCGTACGGTCATATCTCTTTATCTTCTCATATTCCTTACGGTTTATTGTCACATTCTTTTGTATTACCATTTATTCCTCCTTTGCTTCTATCTCATCAAGTACTCCCGACTGCACCAGCGCCGTCGCTTCAATCACTATGCTCATAAGCACCATGTCAAGCTCACCCCAGTTTATCCCTTTTTTCTGTCCTGCGGTCTTTTGCGTTGTCATGGCTATAAGCTTATATACATATTCTTTCAGCGCAGGTATATTTGCTTTCTGACCTTTAGTCATCAAGAAATGCCACATCGCATCTTTTAAGCCGTCTGCTGGATTAGTCATTCTTCTTTGCCCCCATGTACAGCTCATCAAACGCTTTCATATATACTCTTAGATGTTTTTCCAGTACATCTTCTAGTGTCTTAATTGTGCCTTCAGGAATTTTGACGTCGTCAACAATGAGTAAATTTATAACGTTATCTAATTTTACAGCTTTTGACATTTCTTCACGCATTATATCCTGCAACTCTTCTTTTCTCTTATCTTCCATTTTTCGCCTTCTTTCGTCTCTGCATCTAAATCTTCAAACTCTTTTATATACTTGTCTCTTGTCATCTTGAGCGCTTCAACTATGTCGCTACAAACATCGTCTTCATCGTAACATCTACCGATTTCAAATTTTGCATCTATAACTCCTGAAATATCACAATCCCTCACGCATATAATACAGCTGCGCCTGCGTTCTATCAGTTCTATAACCTTTTGTAGTTCTTCGGACCTTGATATAATTTCATATTTCTTTTTTTGCATTTTAACGAGTTCTTTTAAATTATCTTCCATCATTTTATCCCTCTTCGCTCCTCAACTCTAAATTTGGCCATGTCGTAATATTTCTTATCTATCTCATATCCGACATATTGTAATCCGTACTCTTCAAACGCTATTAAACTAGAAGCACTGCCAACATGTGTATCTAAAACCAACTGTCCAGGCTTTAAATACTTTCTAACCAACCACCTGTAAAGATTTACAGGCTTTTGAGTCGGATGTATTCGCTTCTCATTAAGTTTTTTATTTCCTTGCTGTATCCATCCTTCTTCTATGCTTTTCCCTTGCATCATGCCATTCCACATGTATCTAAAAAGCCTTGTACTGTCATGAAATGATGTATATGCAATTTCACAATCTGAAAAGCTACTTTTGCCGTTGCATTTGTCCCAAACTATCCTTCCTGAACCAAAAACATAATCGAAATAATTACATCCAAAGATTATTTGATGTTTGCTAATTCTAAATAATTCTTCAAAATACTCTTTTTGTGGAACATCCCAAGCCTCACTCGTCTCGTATATCTTCTGTACTCCAATTGGACTAACTTTTCTTCCGTAATATTTTCTTTTTTCCGGACCCGAGAAGTACGGCGGATCTACGATTGCAACATCAAAATAATCAGTAGGAAATTTGGCCATGTCTTCCATGCAATCCATATTTTTAAATTCTCTCAAACTACTTACCCCACTGCTCCATTAATACATTCATTCAATCGTACCTCCTTCCGCTCTGCTTATGTACAAGCTTAATCCTGTCGCCGAGTCTAAAACCTGCAAGCTCCACTATGTACTCGATATGCTGTACAAGTTTGTCATGTTCCGCCTGCTCCTTTAATCTTCTCTTTTTCGCTTCTTCTATGGCCATAATAGCCTTGTATGCTGTGCTATCCCTATAGCCTTCGGCGTTGTGTTTGATGTCGCTACTCATTTAGTGCCTCTTTTGCAAGTTTTGTAAGTTTTTCAAACTTTCCTGCGACTTCTTTAAAATCACTTGTAAGCTCTTTTCTTTTTTTCTTAAGCGCCACTATAATGGCTTTTCTAATTAGCACTTGGTCGTCTGAAGATAAAAATGAATTCAAGTTAATTCTCTCTTTTGCATCTGTTCTGCCAGCTTGCAATACATTAATGGCAGTAGTGAAACTTATTCCTTCTGTGAGTAAATAGCTCTCAAATTTCTCTATCATCTCGTCAATTTCATCTATACTTCTTATACTTTTTACCACCTCATTTGCAGCCATTATGACTTCATCTACTTCTTTTTTTGTCATTCTTCCACCTCCGTCGATATGTGTAACTATTTTTTTCATGCCCTCGCTACCTTTCCTATTTTGCGTCACACGGCGTTTTAGCTTATTCAGGTATAAAAGGACTAATGCCTTTAAAGTACCGTGTGCGTTATTCTAGCTATCTTATAATTAAATCTATTCAGTCTTTCTATGCATAAGCTCTCCACCACAAGCAGAATATCCTGCGGCGTCAACCCAACTGTCCGTATCTCTTCCTGCACTTGCCTTGATTTTTGCTGTTTTCATCAATATCATCATCGCGGCCACCTGTGGCGCTGTTATGTGTATATCTAAGAAAGCACTCCAGAACTTTGCTATAGTATTAAAGTTATCCTCCGGCTCACCGTACTGTAAATTTCTATCACCACATACACACTTCTCTGCTTCTGCTAAAATCTCTTTTCTTGTCATTGTTTCTCCTTGATCTTACACACACACACAAGCCCTTCAAAGTTTAAAACGCCTTTTATGTAAACCATATCCGCTTTTTCATTTCCATAAAGCCCGATATCTTTGCCAAATGGCTTCAGTAACTGTACATCTACAAAAACCGATTTTCCCTCTTTAGTCTCAAAAATCTTAAGCTGTTTATCCCTGGATTGCATTATCATCCCCGTATCTGTCAGTTTCCATTCTTCCGCAACCACATCCTTAAAAAAACTCTCCACTTCTTTCGGTATACGCTGTTGGAGTTCTGTGCTTAGCATGTATAAGTTGGCGGGTATCAAAAACAGAGACACAGCACTATGTGTAACCGGTATATATTCACTCCATCCAATGATTAATGGTTTATAAATTATATAATCCGACTTTTTACCCTTTAACCTCGCATAAAATATATTTTTTATGATATTTACTTGTAATTTCCCAAAATCTATCATTTTCTCAATCTCTCCTTTACTCTATCTATCTCATAACAAAATTCCGTATCATATAGCTTAGTATTCGTTCATTAGAGGTATCAGCTTATCTGAATCTTTACACCGTATATATTTATCTTCGTTCATTCTTTTCTTTCTCTCCCTCAAAACTCCTGTATCCACCTTTTACCCTTGCGTCAAGCTCATCTATGTAAGCCTCCATTATCTTGCATGCAATAGGATAACTTGAGTAATTTATCTCAACATATTTCATCAAGGCCTGCATAGATTTTGCAACCTCGTCTTTATCTGAATTCTCATCAAACTCCCTTGCCGACTTCCACCACTTATTGTGTATGTCATTTATCATCACAATTATCTTGTCATTCGGCATTATTTCCTTATAGTCCATATCCTTTAAAAGCTCCTAAATTGTTTCTAAACTGATAATAACATATTTATTCATGATATAATTATCTGATAATTTCATTTATAATATTCTAATATCAATATATTACTATTTGCATGTATACTATGTCAGATACTAGAAATGTCCTACTGAAACCAACATAACCACTGGTAACTTTTATTTTTTACCCTTTGGATACCCCTTTAAACCCTTTATTTATACGGGGTTCAGGTGCTAGGCAACCAAGTAACCATAAAAAACACATCCTCGCATATAGGGGAAATATTTTTATAAAAAATATCAAGAAAAAATATTAAAAAAAATTCCCTTATATATATGTGTATGTGTGCATGGTTTCAGTGGTTATTTGGTTACTACACCCCTTAAATCCGCTTAAACTCTAGCTTTTTTTGTTTTTTTTCGGAAACCATATTATTTTTGGGTAACTACAAATTGGTTTGTATTTTTCAGATAATTCACTAATTAAATGGAAGTATGTCATTATTTATCATATCAATTTGTTCAAATCCACTGCTCAAATCACTATTATCTGATAATTTTAATTTGATGCACCGTACAGGAGTTCCATTGAATTTTTTCAAAGAATCAGTCCTCCCTTTATTCGTCAGTAGCAAATTTTTGTCATTTGCCCATTTCAAAAATGATACTCTTGAAAATCCTGACTGTTTGCAAAGTTCCGACATGACAGTTGAAATAATTACAGCATAGCCGTCTTCTATGATTCCCCATCTCTCCACAACCTCGTTTCGTGGATCAAATCTTGCCGGGTTCATGGCCACCTTATCAAGGATAAACCTGTAACACCTTTCATTGTCTGAAAGCTCATTTTTATCAATTAAGACCTGCTTAGCCTCCTCTATGTCTATGCACTCACCGTCTTTGAAAATATAGTCAGTTGCTATCTTGTCAGCTGTGAGTACTATAGAAAGCGATAAGCTTTGCTTTTGCATCTTTTCGT